TAATGAATGCACGTGGGGGAATGAAGGCATGGGAACTAGCACAGGCAACTAAGCACGATGTAAAGGCACAAAAGTATCTTAAGGACTCGCTGATTAACATAATCAGTAAACTCCAATGAAACAGGAGAACAATATGATAGATGCACTGAAAACACTCTTTGAAAACGATGTTGTATCAAATGATGTCAGGGCACAAATAGAAGAAGCTTGGGAGCAAAAGATTCAGGAAAACAAATTAGCAGCTACTGCTGATTTGCGTGAAGAATTTGCACAAAAGTATGAGCACGATAAGTCAACTATGGTTGAAGCTATCGACTCAATGCTTTCTGAGCGACTTGCTGAAGAGATTGCAGAGTTTGCAGACGACCGCAAACAACTCGCAGAAGCAAAAGCAAAATATGCTGTTGCAATGCGTGAAAATGCTAATCTACTAAAGGGTTTCGTTGCTGAGCAATTAGCGGATGAAATTAAAGATCTACGAAAAGACAAGAAAGCAATGGCAGAGCAACACGCCAAGCTTGAAGAGTTTATTGTAGAAGCCCTATCAAATGAAATTGCAGAATTTTATGAAGATAAACAAGACTTAGCAGCTACTAAGGTAAAACTAGTACGTGAAGCTAAGACACACTTCGCAAAAGTCAAAGCTGACTTTATCGAAAGAAGTGCTACAGCAATATCTGAAATGGTCGGAACGTCACTGAAAGGTGAAATTCACGCACTTAAAGAAGATATTGATACAGCACGTAGAAATGACTTCGGTCGCAAGATATTTGAAGCATTTGCAAATGAGTATACTACTTCGCACTTGAATGAAAATTCAGAAGTTGATAAACTTATGGGTGTACTAGCTGTTAAAGACAAGCAACTAGTTGAAGCCAAAGCATTTGCTACAAAAGCAAAGACTCTAGTAGAGTCAGTAAGTAAAGATAAGAACAGACTTATTGAAGCTGCGAAGAGAGAGAAAATTATGAATAGCTTGATCCAACCTTTGGGCAAAGATCAACGCGAAATTATGACAGATTTACTGGAATCGGTACAAACTGAAAAGCTTAATAAGCAATTCAATAGGTACTTACCATCGGTTATCGACGGAAATACTCCAGCAAAGCGTAAGGCACCACTTACAGAAGGCAAAGAAGTAACAGGCAACAGAACCGAAACACCAACAAAAATGACAACTAAAGCTGACGAGTCTAATGTATTAGACATACGCCGTCTTGCTGGATTAAATTAAGGAGATTATGATGTCAGAATTACTAGAATCACGCTGGGGTGACACCAAAAACGCACTTCTTGAAGGCCTACAAGGTAACAAGAAGTCAGTTATGGCTGCTACACTAGAAAATACTCGCAGATATTTGTCTGAGAGTGCAACAGCAGGCGCAACATCAGCAGGTAACGTAGCTACACTTAACCGTGTAATCCTACCAGTTATCCGTCGTGTAATGCCAACTGTTATTGCTAACGAGCTAGTTGGCGTACAGCCAATGACTGGCCCAGTTGGTCAAATCCATACATTGCGTGTTCGTTATAGCGATACACAAAATGCTACAGGTAACCTGAACGATGTAACAGCAGGCGAAGAAGCTTTAAGCCCATTCAAAATTGCTGAAGCATATTCCGGCGACGGCACTGCTGGTAAAGCAGCAAATACAGCTACTCTTGAAGGCGCGGCTGGCAATAAAATGTCAATCCAAATCTTGAAGCAAACAGTTGAAGCGAAAACACGTAAGTTAAGTGCTCGCTGGACTTTTGAAGCTGCACAAGACGCACAATCAATGCACGGTATTGATGTTGAAGCTGAAATCATGGCAGCTCTTGCACAAGAGATTACTGCTGAGATCGATCAGGAAGTATTAAGCTCGCTAGATACACTAGCTGGTACTGCTTCACAAGTATACAACCAGGCTGCTGTATCAGGTACAGCTACTTTCGTAGGTGACGAACATGCTGCTTTAGCTGTTCAAATCAACCGCGTAAGTAACTTGATTGCACAACGTACACGTAGAGGCGCAGGTAACTGGGCTGTAGTTAGTCCTTTGGCACTAACAATTCTACAATCTGCTACAACTAGTGCATTTGCACGTACAACTGAAGGCACTTTTGAAGCCCCAACTAACACTAAGATGGTTGGTACTTTAAACAGCGCAATGAAAGTATATGTAAACACTTATAGTGCAGACAGCGCAGCAGTACTTATTGGTTATAAAGGTGCAAGTGAGTCGGACGCAGCAGCGTTCTATTGCCCATATATCCCGCTAATGAGTTCAGGTGTTGTACTAGATCCAGGTACGTTCGAACCAACAGTATCATTCATGACACGTTATGGATATGTTGAGTTGAACAACACTGCATCGTCTTTAGGCAATGCAGCTGACTACTTGGGTAAAGTTGGAATCACTAACGCCAACGTTGTCTTTAGCTAAGTTTTACTTACTTTAGTAAAAGTAAAAGGGCTCCTTAGGGGGCCCTTTTTTACGACTTGATAAAATAATAAGGAATACACATGGACATAGTATTGGTAGTAAGTCTTTTTTTAGTTTTGTTTATATTTGAACCAGGCAATAAGAAGATAAACGCTTATTGTAAACAGGCGGTAATAGATAAAGAGTTTGAATCTCGAAAGTTGTGCTGGGATTATTATACAGATTATCGTGAAGATATTCCAAATTAAATGCAATTTAATGGTTGACAACCATTCCTTTTAGTGCTATTATATATGTATAGCTTAGGAGATATCCTGAAGTTAGATAGTGCAAGGAACAAGCAACCGCAGCGTTGTGAACTTGGCTAGCACCTGTAGTGGGACTGTATGAGCGTAGAGATACGAAGATATAGATTTTGGAAGTAACTTTCCGATGTTAGGCGCTCCGAACTTAGAAATGAGTTGCTAAGGAGTTGTTGGTAATCATTAATCCCAACCTATCACCTTATTAGGAAAGGCAGATGCAGCAGTAGTTGTAATCTGTCTTTTTTTTTGGCTAAATAATTAGTGAAAACAACATTAATCTTCTTAACCGCGTTAAGTATGGCTGCGTGTGATGTTAACAAGGTTGAACTAGTTAATGCATCACACACCGCGACACCCAACGTAATACTCTTACCTAACACAAATCCGGCACTTGTAGCATTTAACTATATCGACTATGCTGAAACTACTCATAAAGAAGAACTTTCAACTCTTACAGGTGTAGACGTTATTAATACCGAATGGTGTGCAGCATTTGTAAACGGTGTATTAGACCAAAGTAATATTCCTACTAATTTAGATCACGAATTTCCTCTTACAGCAAGAGGATTCTTAGATTGGGGACATTCTGTACAAACACCAATACCAGGAGACCTTGTTATTTTTCCAAGAGGCAATTCTGATTGGCAGGGACATGTTGGGTTTTATGTAAGTACTATATTCATTGATAATGTAAAGTACTACCATATATTAGGCGGTAACCAGCGTAATAAAGTTTCTATAGTTTTATATCGAGCAAGTAACGCTCTGGGTATACGCCGCTACACTTTCTAATTGATAAATACTAATGTCGATAATCGTGCCGCATGTAGCGGACTTATGCAGAAATGACCCGCTGCGTAAACCTAGAACGTTTTAAAGGAGAAAACAAATGGGAAGACCACTAAACAAGAGATTTTTCGGAGCACCTACAGCAAACGGAAACGAAATTAAATGCGCATTTCATAACGGAACTGCATCAGTAAACGGTTATATTGTTAAGCAACTTGGAAGTAAGAAATTCCGTTGCACAGATGGTGTAGCAACAACTGATTGCTTTTTGACAAATGCAGCCGCAGCAGCACTAACAGCAGGACAAATGAGTATTGTTGTTAAGGACGATGCAGAAGCAGTTAAACAAGTTACCAAAATTACAGGTCGTAAAATGACGCTAGAAAATACAGGCACAACAGTTGCTTGGAACTTTAGTGCAGCAGCCGATGATGGCGCAGTTGAAATAGAAGAAGCTGGTGATGCATCAGACGTTGCAGCAGCAACAATGAACGCATGTACACAAGCAAGTCCAGGTGCAATTACATGTACAGCAGCACACGGGCTACTTAACGGCGACACAGTAAGAATTACTGGCGTAGTTGGCATGGTAGAGCTTAACGGCAAGGTATTCCAAATTACTAAGACTAGTGCAACAGCATTTACAATTGGTGTTGATACAAGTGCATTCACTGCTTACGGTAGTGCAGGTACAGTAACACAAGAACTAGCTGAAGCAGATAACTTCGGTGATTAATAAGTAAAATAAGATGGGGGATTAATTTCCCCCTACTTTTTACATAGGAAATAAGAATG